GTTCCTCTGATAGCCAATATGACTTCTGATGGGGTAAAACTGCTGCTGTGTTGACATAGATTGGAAAGCCCAATTGTCTTATACGGCGCGAAAACAGCAAATCTTCACTAATCCATTTGCCATCAATCGGACCATCCCAAAACCAGCACCAATCTTCACCTTGGTTTGGGTCAGCGTACTCACGCATTTTTTCAAGAACGCTGCGATGTATGAGAACACAACCAGTTCCACACGCATCAATCTGAAAGACTGAATTTCGGTCATACTTGAACAAAGGCAAGAAGCCTTCTGGCGCATCCTGAAAGATTGCTGGTACAGGTTTTGGGTACAAGTGTTTGTGAGCATCAAAGGCTGCGAAAACTAAACCTGATACAACTGGTCGCTCTTTATCGTGAGCGGTTTGAATAAGTAAATCAAATACTTCTGTGGAGAGTTGTTCATCCACATCAATCATCAAGAGCCAATCTGAGTCAGTATTTTCAAGAAATGCTTTGACAATTCGATTGCGCATCTTGGAAAGTAATCCAGAGCCTTTTATTCTGACAAATGGCCCTAATTTGTCACGGCGGTCTTGGCAGAGTTGAAACATCCGATATGCCCACGCCGCATTGACGGTGCCTGGGTCACACGCACCGATTGAAACTTTATGTCCTGTTTTCATTGAATCCCCCGATTCGTTAGGAAGTGTAGGAGCAGGCAGGTCGGGGGATTCCCACCTGCTCCTACACAACTATTTAGTTGTTCGTTCTAACTAGAACGATGGTGCAACTAGACCAGTACCGCTGATGATTGAAGCGGCCTTTGGATAGCGCTCTGCGGTGAATGCAGAGAATCCATACACAACAGTCTTGATGGTTAGGCTGCCAGGGGCAGTTGCATCAAAGCGGAGTGAGAATGGTGAGCCTGGTTGCTCCCAGAGGTGCATTTCGCGTGCATCAACAAGATAGATTTCATCTTGGTTGGTGGCTGCACCGTAGTTTGTAGCAACATTTGCATCACTGATGATTGGGAGACCAAGAAGTTGGTATCCGCTGTTTGCATACTGAGCAACGCCTGCGCCAACTCCAGCAGCGTTCATTGGTCCGTTAGCAGTTGGAACAACTACTGGACGGCCTGCAGTATCAACTGCAGCGAGCAAGAATGCTAGGCGGCGTGGGTGCATAATCCAGTGAGTTGGTGTGGTGAACACATTGCTCTGAACTTGCTGTAGAGCATCTGCCAACTTTGGATATAGCAATGCAACTGTTGGTGCTGTTGATGTGAAGGTGATTGCGTTTCCACCTGAAGCGCGGATACCCTTGAACTGTCCATTGGAACCAGTTCCGTTGAGTACCTGTGCATCAAGTGTTGTGTGGAATGAACGAATCAAGTCAGCAACAACAAATGCATCAATGCCTGTTCCGCGCTCAATTGCTTGGCGGGATAGGTCCTGTTGTCCCGCGATGGTACGCACTGGGACAGAGAGCAGGGTGTCATCTGCATCGGTATTGGAAACAGAAGTGTTCTGTGTTTCCTGGATTGCTGTTGATGTACCTGTAGTCATACGGCTGATTTCAAGCGACATACCAGCGGCAGGAAGTGCCATCTTGTTTGTTGCGAAATCTGCAGTTGGGCGACCAGCGCGTGCAAGAGGTGCAGCGAGGTCAACGAGGTATTGTGGAACAACAAGTCCTGCGAAGTTTGAAGTGTCAACTGCGCGTGATTCAACAGATTCTTCCTTCATGTGGCGTGCAAGACGCTCTGAAGCAGCGAAATCGCCACGAACTTGAGCATTGAATGCATCGCGAACGAATGAAGTTCCGTTGTCTGGACGGTATGTACGCTCTTCGCGTACGATTGAAGTTGTTGCCTTTGGAAGAGCATCTGCAACGACTGAGCGTGCTTCTGCTGCTTTCTTATCGGCTGCTGCTTGTGCAGTCAACTTCTCAATCTTTGCATCGAGCGAGCGTGATTCTTCAACGAGGGCATCAACCTTTTCGGTTTCCTCAGCAGTAAGGTCGGTACGGTTCTCAGCAGCAACTGCTTCAAGAACTGCATCCATTTCAGCCTTCACTGCATCACGGCGCTCAACAACTTTGTCAATGTATGACATTATTGAGTTCTCCTTGTGAGTGTTTGTAAGGGTCCGAGGTGGTGGCGATGATATTTCACGGCGCTCATTGAGGGTGTGAGTCTCGCTCCGACTTCGTATCTGCTCTTGTGAGCAGAAATCTATTTTGTGTTTTGGATAATTGCTTTGGCCAAACGAAGTGAAATTGTGCGGCTTTGTTCTTCACTTGGCGCTGGTAGTGGGTCAATGGCACGAAGTTCTGATGACTTGTGGCCAACAAGAACTTCAGTTGCTTCCCATCCATCACGAACTTCGCGATAAACGCGGATAAGGATTGCAGGGTCTCCTTCTTCTGCAGTGATGGAGAAATCAGAGTCAGGTATCCCAAGAACTCCTTCTCTCATTACATGCTCAATGCGACCACGGGCGGTTCCGCCTGATGAATCCCATTCTACAAAATCTCCAACGACATCAACAGCGCGAGAAGAATCATCTTCAATCTCTTCTTCTTCATCGTACTCTTCATCGTCATCTTCTTCTTCGCCTTCAATATCTAGCAATTCGGATAGGTAATCGCGAAGCGCCTTGATTGAATCCTCATCAAGTTTGCGGCCTTCCTTGATGGCATCTAGTGCGTCAGCAATCTTCTTGCGGGCTTCAACACTGGTGGTTGGGTAGGCAGGATATGTGACAACTGAGACATCGCCATCAGCAAGTGATACTTCTGTCAATGTGCGCTCGCTCTTATCCTTGCTCCAATTCTGGCGGATAACACGAAAAGCAAAACTCATCTGGTCAACATCTCCGCGTTGAACCAGCGTATAAATGTCGCGGGCTTCTTGGGTATCGGCAAGTTCTGCATCAAAGCGCAATCCACGGTCATCTTCAGTCAATGTCAATGTGCCATTTTTGGTGCGAGCCAAAGGCAATCCTTCGTGATTGATAAGAAGTCTGACATCAGGCATTTCATTCAATGTCTTGCGGAAAGCACCAGGTGCGATTCTCTCTTTGAATGGCAGTGGAACACTGGCATCGTTGAACACTGCCGCGTATCCTGATAAACGCATAACGCCATCTTCTGCTTGGCGTGCTTCGACATCCTGCACAACATATGTGCGGCGCTCTATCTTTTTCATTTTGCTCCTTGAATCGGCTTCAGCATCCAAAGCATCAATCTGGCGTTGCGCCCAATTTTGCGCTCTATCACTGAAGTTGGAATCGCCGCCCCAGAGAAGCCAGGCAACCAAGCCTGCTCCTGGATATTCTGCGTGCGAAGGGTCACTGTTCTTTGGTGCCTGTCCGTCAACTTTATGGCGGGCAAACCAAGGTGCCATCTTGCGAACCTTGTTATCTGAGATTCTTCCTGCAGCCATATCGCGTGCTTCACGCTTTGTGGCATCAGTCAATCCATCGCCCCCAAAACCTTCTTCTAAATATTTCAATCCGCGAGCAGCATTGTTGCGGATAAATTCCGGAACTGAATCTACTGCTCTTACTTCTCCGCCTGGTTCCATATCTTCAGCAATTGAAATTGCAACCATTTGGTCAATCGCATCTTGTTTTGTATCGTGGCAAGCAACGGTTGTGTAAGAACCGTTTGCTTCTTCTTTCACTGTTGCCCATCCATCACAATCGCTTTGATTTTGAGAAATGTAGTAAGGCATTACTTGACCTCATACACTGATTCAGGTGATGCAGGGTCAATAGTTGACACCGCCTGCAACTGTGTTGATGGAACTCCAGTGTGCTTGATTGTTGGCATATCCAAGGCTTTGAGAACAGCCTGTGGGTCAAAGCCAACCTGCACAAGTTGAGCAATAATTTCTGCACGCAACTTCATACCAACTTCAGGTGCATCTGCAGCATCAATGTTCTGTAATGGCACACGGTGTTGGTCGCCTGCTTCGCCAAGTGGTGACAAATCTTCAACAGCGCGAACATCATTGAGTGAAAGGAATCCTTCACGAAGTCCTTTTGTATAGGCATCGTAACGCTCAAGAGTTGTGCCACGAAGAAGAGCATCAAGATTGAACTTGATGAATCCATCTGGTTCTGGCAATAAAGGAGAGAGCGCCTGTTCAATGCGTTCCAACAATGGACGCAATGAGTGTTGCACGAACGATAAGTTCTGTGCTTCAACTGATGCAAATGACATTGCACCAGCAACAGGATGACCCAGTAGCGAGACTGGCACGCGGAATAGGCGGGCTATTTCCTCAACCCCGAAGCGGCGTACTTCAAGCAACTGGGCATCGGCAGCATTCAAAGTCAATGGCTTGAAGGAAGCACCGCCAGTGAGTACGCCGATTTTGCCCGCTCTATATGGGCCAGTATGTGTGATATTCCAATCGCGAGCAAGGTCTGAAACCTGCTCTTCTGTCATATCACCTGGCGCTTCAATAACGCCACCAGGATTGGCAGCGTTGCCAAAATATGAAGCAGCATAAACTTCAGCAGCCATCGCAGAACCAAGAGTTACACGGGCTGCACCAATCGGTCCAAGACCAAGCAATTGTCCTGGAAGTCTAAAGAGCGGAATATGAACAACTTCATTTGCGCCTAATTCATAAGAGAAGTTTCCAAATGCATCGCGCACCATATAGCGAAGCGGTTGACCTGGAACTGGACGCTCAACACGCACATCGCGTGGATTGAGAACATAGAGTTCAAGAACTTCGCCCATATCATCCATTACTTTGAGGATGAAAGCATTTCCTTCCAAGTTCAACGAAGAGATGATTTGTTCGTAGAACTCCAAGCGTGTTGTCTCTGGGTTTGGATTATTGACCCAGTTTGGAACTTCGCCATATACAGCGGCATAAGAAATTCGATTGCGACCACGGCGAACATATGCGCCAAGCGGTAGTGATGAAATCGTGTCACCAAGTAAGCGAACGCAGGCATAAACTGTTGACATTCTAATTGCTGTTTCAGAGTTGACATCAACTCCTGCTGGTGATGCATATGCTGGTCTGCCAGGAATCAGCGGTTCAACGAACTGATTCTCTGCTCGCTTCTCGCCCGAAGCGCGAAGTCTCTTAGATAGACTCATTGCCTGCCTTTTCTGCTAAGTGATACCAACCGCCATCCCAAAGGGTTAGCAGTCTGAGGAAGTAATCTTCGTATTCTTTGGCGATAACATCTAATGCATATCTGCCAACAGAATGTTCTCTGATTTTCTTTCGGTCTAGTGTCTTGACCTTTTCGGCTGCATCCATAAATTCTTGCAGCGTTCTGCAACGGTAGCCTGTTAGACCGTTGATGTTGTTCTCTGTAAATGCTCCCCAATCGGTTGTGATTGTTGGTGTGCCACAGGCTTGGGCTTCAATCACCACATTTCCGAATGGTTCGATATACAGCGTTGGAGCAAAGGTTGCGATGGCATTGCTCATCAACTCTGCTCTTTGTTCTGGCCCTACTGAGCCAACAAACTCTCCATATCCTGATTGCTCACCAGGACCTGCCAGGATAAGTCTCTTGCCTAGGCGCTGGCAGACTTCCTGAGCAATTTTGTAACCTTTGCGTTCAATCAATCGCCCAATGAAAAGGTAGTAATCACCTTTGCCTTCACCAAGCGGGAACATCTCTGGCTCTAGGTATCCAGGAATCACAGTGTCAAAGAATTGACCATCAACAGCAGTCGGATTCTTGTGGGCTGCATAAATTGAATGCATCCAGGCATATGATTCAAAAACGCGATACTTACTAAAAACGCCGCCATATCCCACGCCGAACTCAACGATGATGTGATTGGGGTATTTATCAGCAATCTCTTTATGAGCGTATCCGCCAATGAGACAGATGAAATCTTGCGGCTGCAAGTGGCTTTGCATCAGCCGAATCACATTGGTGTTGAATACACGCCAGTGCAACGCACTGGTATCGAATGATGCCTGCGTGTAGTGGCTGTTGCCAACTGCCTGTGCGCGGCGCTCTTCGGAGATGCAAGTAATAAGTTTTGTGACTGGCGCTTCAACCTTATCGCCAGCGTATAAATAAACTTCGTGACCAAGGTTGGTCATCATTATGCAAAAGCGCCTTACCTTTTCGGTGAAGGCGCATCCTGCAAATTCTTTCGTGACCTGCGTATGTGGCAGGCTTACAACATGGAATCTCATACATCCCCCGATGTTAGATATGAACTACAGTGACTTTATTTCATCTTCTGTTAGTCCAAGAGCAGCAAGTTTTGCTTCAGCAGAAGCCTTTGCAGCAGCCTTGGCTTCTTCTTCTGCTTGACGCTTTGCCTGTTCTTCAGCAGCAGCGGCAGCCATTTGGTCACGCTCTGCGATTTCAGCAGGGGTAAGGGCAATGTACTCTTGCTTACCTGTAGCACAATCAACTACGAGTTTATATTGCGTCATTGACAAACGCCTTCCAATCTAGTTTCTCTTCGTTCCAGAAATAGACCAAGCCATCTTCAGGCTTAGCCTTTGGTGCCTGCCAGTCGTGGTTAGCATCTAGGCTCCACGAAGGGAATGGTTGTGGCGCAATAAAGACATCAGCATCAGCATCATACTTGAAACCAATGCCAGCATATTGCTTACGGATTCTGTGATTGTAACTTGTTTGAATCCAAGTTCCACCTAGTCCTAAGTCATTAGCAAGGAACTCTTGCCCACGATGTTCTTGTTGGTCAGGTACTACGAGTACCTGTTTGACGATTCCATCACCGTCAATCTCTGCAAAATGTGCCATTGTTTTCCTTTACTTTGCGTATCTAACGATTACAATACCTGAGCCGCCAGCGCCGCCTGAGTAAGCGTTACGACCGCCTGCTCCACCGCCGCCACCACCAGTATTGGCAGTTCCGTTATTTCCATTGGTGCGAGTTACACCAGAGGCTCCACCACCATAACCACCAGTACCTAGATTTCCACCTTCGGTACCACCAGCACCGCCACCTGCGTAGTAGACAGTTCCACTTACGTTCTGACCAGTTGATGTGGCTAATCCCCACGCACTAGCAGTAGAGGAACCATTTCCTCCATTACCGCCACCATAAGGAGCAGTTCCATTAGCATTACCACCTACAGCACCAGCACCGCCGCCACCGCCACCGCCGTATTCAGGACCGCTAATACCTTGTCCACCATTATTACCTTCACCGCTTATGCCAGTACCAACATTTGCTCCACCAGTGAAACCAGAACCACCACCAGAACCACCATTGCGACCATAAGCAGAAGTTCCGCTAGGTGTTCCACCGCCACCGCCACCGCCAGTAGTTGAAAGTGTTGTGAATCCTGAACCAGTTATAGATGATGAAGTACCGTCTCCGCCCTGATTATTTCCAGAGCCACCGCCAGAACCAGGACCACCTATAGTGATTGTATAACTTTGTGCAACCAAAGACTGATTAGTTGAAATTCTATATCCACCAGCGCCCCCACCTGCAGCGGCACCATTTAGAGAGGCGCTACCACCGCCACCACCGCCGCCTGCAACGACTAATACATCACAAGATAAACTCTTGAGTGGTGTAAATGTTCCTGAAGCCACAAAGGTGTGGTAGTAATAGTTAGCATCAGAAGTAACAATTCCGCCAGTAGCAGAGCCTTGAGCAGATGTCACGCCATACAAGGTTGCGGTTGAGTATTGGACAAAACTATTCCCGCCATAAGAAGTTAGTTTGATGCTTGTTATTGCACTTGTGCCTGACCAATAAGCGGCAGACATAACCATTCTGGCTTCGGTTCCATTATTTTCAGTAACACTATCTACTGCAAAAGATTTTGCGTTACTGCCAGCATAATTTGGAATGTAAATTTCACTATTACCAAATGTATTTGCTGTGGAACCAGCAGCATTACCATAAGCATAAGGTTTATTGGAACCTAAATCATTTGCAGCAGAATAAGCAGCCGACCCTGTTCCACCTAAATCTATAATACTGTAAGTAGATGTAGAACCATTGAATTGAATTTCAATGTAATTAGATTTATTAGTCGGTCGTCCATCTCTGGCGGATATTTTTACAACAAGGTCAGTATAGGTCTGCGGAATGTTGGTAAAGTCAATACTGCTCGCCCCACCCGCATTTACTGTGACGGTTTCGATTGCTACCATATTTGGATTAGTTGGCATTTAGATTTCCTCCCTAGACCGCATACCGAACGATGACAATGCCTGAGCCGCCTGAACCACCTGTTGCGCCACCGCCGCCTCCGCCACCACCAGTGTTTGCTGTACCAGAATTTCCGAGTCCAGTAGTAGCGTCTCTACCCGCACCACCACCACCGCTTCCAGCAGCACCTGGTGTTCCACCTGCTTGACCAGCACCGCCGCCGCCAGCATAGTAATAAGTTCCGCTTACAAGTTGTCCTGTAGAAGTTGCAGAACCCCACGATGAATATGAAGATGAACCGATACCACCTGCACCACCTACTTGAGTACCGCCACCATTAGTTCCTGCAGCGCCTGCTCCACCACCACCGCCTGTTGAACGATAACTAGTTTCATCAGAAGACCCAGAACCACCAGCATTACCTTGTCCAGATGTGGGCGAACCACCCGCAACAGTTCCGAAAGCACCTTGTGAACCACCACCAGAACCGCCTGAACCACCAGCAGAATCAGGATGACGTCCACCAAAGCCTCCACCAACTGAAGCCGTCAGTGAACCAAATTGACTGTTAGAACCTTGTACACCTTTGGAAGAAGTTCCACCACCACCACCAGCACCAACAGTTACAGTATAACTCTGTGCAGTTAGCGATTGAGAAGTATGGGCAAGTAAACCACCTGCACCGCCACCACCGCTTTGACCATCACCTGCTCCACCACCACCTGCAATTACTAAACAGTCAGCAGTAATTGCTTGGTTTGGAGTAAAACTACCGCTAGTGGTAAAGGCGTGATACCAGTATGTGCCGTCAGATATAACAACATTTCCGCCTGTTGCTTTAGGTGCCACAATGTCGCTGGTGGCAATCCCGTAGAGGTTGAAGGTTGAGCCTGATGCCATATTGCCCGAAGCAGGATAGATGGTTATAGAATTTATCGCAGCAGTTGAACGCCAAAGCGTAACCATTGAATCAACACCAGTTGAAGCGTTATTGCTTCTTGATATATTAGTTTTGAAAGTTGTGGTGTTTGCATAATTCATGATATTTATGATTGCAGCATTAGCAGTTGTCGTTGTTGGCGAAGATTGGTCGCTAAATCTTGCGCCTGTAGTGTTGCTTCCTCTTGTGCTAGATGCGGTTGTACCATTTCCTCTAAGTGTTGTATTACTATAATTACTTGCTGAATCA